GTGATGCTTGATTATCTGCGCGCTGGGCCGGCGGTGATGCTGAATCGGATGCTGCCAGCGTGTATCGCTTCTGAAGCTGATTGGATCGCACAACTCGCCGATGATGACTTGATCGATCCGCACCACCTAGAAACGCTCGTAGCGCACTCGGATGACGCGGATATCGTCTACTCGTATTGTCGCGTCGAGGGCCGCGGATTCAATCCGAACAGCCCGTTTGATGCTGATCGTCTCAGGCTCGAGAACTACATTCCCGCCACGACGCTGATTCGCACGGGCTTGTGCGAGGAGCTCGGGTGGCGTGCTGATTCGGCGTACGGGTTTGAGGATTGGGATTTCTGGTTGCGCGCATTGGATGCTGGTGCTCGGTTTGTGTGTGTGCCGGAGAAAACGTGGACGTACCGCTTTCACGGTTCTAACCTATCCACGGGCGGGTAGAATACGAGCATGGCGATCACGAATGGCTATTGCACGCTCGCACAGGTAAAGGCTGCGCTTCGCATCTCCGACTCGACGGACGATACGCTGCTCGAGGGTAGCGTCGAGTCCGCGTCCAGGCTGATCGATGGTTACGCTATGCGGAGTTTCTATAACGCTGGTACCGCGGCGCGCGTCTTCAGTACGAATGATTCGCTCTACGTGCAGACGGATGATATGGGCGGTACTGCGATCACGCTTGAGACGAGCACGCTCGGTGATGGTACGTGGGACGTTACGTGGACGGCGACGGATTACCAGCTCGAGCCGCTGAATGGCACGCTGGATGGGATCTCGTGGGCGTACGATCGCATTCGCGCCGTTGGTGATTACACATTCCCATCTAGTAGCGTCCTGCTGGGTGAGGGGCAGGCGCTCGTGCGCGTAACGGCTGTGTGGGGTTGGCCGGCGATCCCGAAGGCGATTGAGACTGCGACGATCATCCAGGCTACGCGCATCTTCAAGCGATTCGACTCGCCACTAGGCGTCGCTGGCTTTGGTGATTTTGGCGCTGTGCGCGTTTCCCGGTTTCTTGATCCTGATGTAGAGCAGCTCGTTCAACCGTATCGGAAGATGCGGAACGTGAAGTGAGCGCGACCGTTGGCGAGATCAAGACGGCGCTCGCAACGGCGCTTGGGACGATCACGGGCCTGCGAGCGTATGATCGGCAGCCAGACAATCTGAACGCGCCGTTTGCGTTTCCGAGCCTGGAAACGATTGAATATCACGGCGCCATGAGTAATGGACTCGTCACGCAGACGTACCGCATCAGCGTGATCGTTGGTCGTGCTGCGGAGCGCAGCGCAGAGGATCGCCTCGACACGTACCTCTCTTATGATCAGGGCGGCATTCGGTACGCGATTGAGTCTGATCCGACGCTGGGCGGTTATGCGCGGACGAGTATCGTAGAGTCCGCGGGTAGTATTCAGACGATCGACGGTAATGACACGACGTACCTGATGATCGAATTCCGCGTGATCGTGTACGCATAAGGAGACGAGATGGCAAAGCAGTATCGAGTTGCTGAGGGTTTTACGGTGTACGGATTGAAGGGTGGCGAGCTGATCTCTGAGGAAGAGATTGGCAGCGCGGCGCTCTTGGACGGGCTTGTTGGGTCTGGTCGTCTGATTCTCGTAGAACCCGTGAAATCGTCGGCTAGAATGACTAAGGAACACGACGACACCTCGAAGGGGGTCTAGAATCACATGGCAAAGCTTGTGCTTACCAACGCAAACGTGACCCTCGGCGGCACGGATGTCAGCTCGTACGTCGCTTCGGTGACGCTGAACATTTCCGTCAATGAGGTCGAGACGACCGCATTCGGTTCGGGCGCGACGACTCGCGTCGGCGGCCTCCAGGACAACAGCGTGACGCTGGACATGCACCAGGACTACTCGGCTATCGAGGGCCTCGTCTATCCGCTGATCGGATCGACCACTTCGCTGGTCGTCAAGCCGAACGGAACCGCCGTTGGTACCGCGAACCCGTCGTACACGATGACGCCGCTCGTCACCGAGTGGACTCCCGTCAATGGTGCGGTTGGCGAGCTCGCGACCGCTTCGATCACGTGGCCCGTGTCGGGTACCGTGACGAAGGCTGTAGCCTAAACTCATCGCGCCGTTAGGCGCTAGTTGGAGGGAATGAGATGGAAGTTCAGTTCAAGATCAAGCCGAAGGGCGGCGCCACGGAGATGGTGACTGCCGAGCTCGTCGACGTTATCGCGTGGGAAGAGAAGTATCAGCGCCCCTCGACCGAGCTTGGTGGCGATACGATCTTCGCTCGCGACTTCGTGTGGCTCGCTTGGCATAGTGTTCAGCGCCAGGGCAAGACGAGCCTTGACTTCATGGATTGGGTTGCGACGCTGGAGGATATTGAAGGCTCCGAGTCTGGCCCTTTAGAGCACTCGGAGAATCCTCCTCCCATTGGCTGATCGCGAGTCTCGCGGTCGAGACGGGCATAGCTCCGAGCCAACTCTTGCTCGAGTCGGAGCGTATGCTTTGGACAATGCTCGGCTACATCAGGTGGCGAGCGGTTCACTCGCAAGGATGATGTGATGGCGCAGCCGTATCGCGTGCGCGGACTTGATCAGGCGCTAGACACTCTGAAGAAGATCGATCCAGAGTTGTACAAGGCGGCGCAGAAACGCATCAAGAATGATGTGAAGCCGATGATTACAGAGGCGCGTAAGGGCGTTCCTCAGCAGACTCCGCTTTCGCGTTGGAAGGCGGCGAGTGGTGCGGGTGAGCGTTCTGGTTCTGCTCGATTGCCTGCCTGGACTGGACGGCCGGCGAATCGGATCAATGCGAGCGTTCGTCGTCGGAAGATTCGCGGGACGGGTGGTAAGCGTACGCTTATGAAGATGCAGCAATCGAGTCCGGCTGGTGCGGTGTTTGATATTGCGGGTCGGAAGAATCCGAGTGGGTCGCAGTTCAATAGAAATCTGATTGCTAAGTATGGAAATGCTTCGCGTTCGATGTGGCCGGCGGCGGAGCGTCATTTGCCGACTGTTCGGAACAGTATTGAGCGAAGCGTGGTCGAGATGGAGCGCGTACTGAATGCCGAGTTGCGTACTCGTGGGCCTAGGTAGAGGGCGGGTAAACTAGACGTATGGCTGTCGTTGTCCCTATCGTTGCTGATACGAGTTCTCTTAGTCGCGGCTTGAAGGGTGCTGGTAGTGGTCTTGCCAGGTTCGGTAAGCTCGCTGCCGTGGCGATCGGTGTTGGTGTTACGGCCGAGCTCTATAAGAGTGTGAAGGCTGCTGCTGAGGCTGAGAAGAGCACGCAGGCACTTCGTGGTCAGCTCAAATCGCTTGGTATGAGTGGTGATGTTGAGCGGTTACAGAATCAGTTCACGCAGTTGGCGACGACGCTTGGTGTGGATGATGAGGCTGCGTCTCGAGCGTTCACGACGATTCTGAAGCTGACGGGTTCGTCTACTAAGGCGATGGAAGGTCTGCAGCTTGCGCTCGACTTGAGTGCGAATACGGGTTTTGTGGATCTTGAGAAGCAGGCGATGACGGTTGCGCGCGCGATGAATGGTAATACGCGCCTGTTCAAGCAGTTTGGGATCACGGTAGATGAGAATACGACAAAGCAGGAAGCCCTCGCGATCGTTCAGCGTCGCGTCCAGGGGCAGGCGGAATCCTTTGGCACGAGTGCTACGGGATCGTTCCAGCGATTCAATGAGGCTGTTGAGAATCTCCGCGAGAACATTGGTGGGCCACTAGTCATCGCGCTAGCAAACGTCGCCGGTAAGGTCGCAGCGTTCGTCAATCAGCTTGGTGCGAAGCCAACGCTTGATGCGAAGATTCGTCTCATTGTCGGATCGATTGGGAATGTTGTCTGGTCTGGAATTCGTAGTCTGTATACGTGGTGGGATCAGCAGGGCCGTGTTGAGTTGCCTGCACGTGTCATTCTCGTTCCGAGTGGTCGCCAACAGTTTGATGCTTTCTTTGCGCAGTTGAATAAGGATGCTGGCGCTGCTGGTCGTCGTATGGGTGATGCGATGATCAGTTCTCTGCTTGGCGTTTTCAATAGCAAGGGTCGATCTCAGATTGGATCTTCGGCTCAGACGATTGCTGATGCGTTTGGTGGAGCAATCAATACGTGGTTCAACATCACGGGAACGAATGCGCTTATTTCTTTCAAGAATGGCATGTTGTCTGCTATTCCAGCAGCGTTTGCGCAGATCGGTCCGGCTATGCGTGATGCTCTTTTGAGTGCGTTGAGTAATGCGTCTAAGGCTCTTCCAGGTCCTCTGAGGGATGCTGTGAATAATGCTTTTGGTGCGATGACTCGTAAGGCTCCTGCGCGTAATCTGATTACGGACACGGTGAAGGCTGCTATTCAGGATGCGCGGAAGCAGCTTCAATCGTTCGGATCGAGCCTACTTTCATTTATGTCGCAGAAGCGTGCTGCGTTGCTGAGGATTGCTGGTGGGTCGAATGCTGCGGAGATGACGGCGGAGCAGCGGCGTATTGAGGATGAGCGTTTCAAGATCGAACTAAAGGCTGCGCAGGATGCCGTTGCGACGGCTGAGGATAAGACGAGCGCGCAGCTCGACTTGGATCAGCTATTGCTTGATCGTCAGCAGACGCTTCGCGATCGCGCATTGTCGGACGCTGAGGATTCGGATAAGAAGACGATTGACAATCTGATCGAGCAGTTCAATCGTGGACTGATCAGCGCCGAGTCTTTCTCCAATCAGTTGAAGGCGTATATCGGTTCTGACTTCGGTTCCGAACTTGGCATCGCTTTCTCGGGCGCGTTTGAGCGCGAACTACAGGGCGTGCTTGCGCTCGTTGCGGATATTGCGAAGGTTGCTGGTCAGGGTCAGCCGATTGCTGCCGAGCAGCCTGGCGTGTCGTCTACGTTGAACGCGGAGAATCAGCGCCGGTATGACGAGGCTGTCGCTGATTGGCAGAAGCGACGAGCGGATCGCTTGAAGGTTGCTCAGGATTTTCGCAAGCGTGCCTCGAGTGAGGGCGGCTCGACGATTACGGCTGCCGAGGCGGCTCAGATTCGCAACATTATGAGCGATTGGGATAATGCCAATAAGAAGCCTGTTCGCTCCGCGTATGGCTTGGCGATGGGTGGCATTCTGAAGAAGCAGGTGTTTACGGCGGGTGAGGCTGGTGCTGAGGCTGTCATTCCGCTGAATTCTACGAGTGCGATGAATATGCTGCGTGACGCGGTGGGTGGTGGCGGAGGCGGCACGACGAATGTGTATAACTTGACGGTGAATGCTGGGCTTGGTACTGATCCTGACGAGCTCGGCAGGACGATTGTCGAGAGCATCAAGCGGTTTGAGAAGCGTAATGGTCAAGCGTTCAGCGCGCCACTATTGTCGGTGACGCAGAATGTTGCGGGTCAGACTTCGGGTGGTTCTACGAAGACGGACTTCAATCGCGTGACGACGCTTCGTAAGGGCTAAGAGTCGTGCCGGCTCCTGATGTTCTCGTCCAGATCGGCGGAAGCGGAACCGCCTTCTACGATGTCACGTCGTACACCACGAGCGTGACGATCAGTCGCGGACTCTCTCGCGAGCTTGATCGGTTTACGACGGGTAGTGCGAACCTGTCGTTTACGAATACGTCTCGCGCCTTCGATCCGTTCTACACGAGCTCGCCGTTCTATCCGAATATCAAGCCGCGGAAGAACATGAAAGTAAGCACCATCGTCAGTGGCTCTACCGCGGTGCAGTTCACGGGCCTTGTGGAGGATTGGTCGCTGGATTACAGCGTCGAGGGTGACGCGACGGCTTCGGCTGCGTGTGTCGATGGTTTCATCCTGTTTGGTGGTCAGCAGTTGAATGCGCATACGGCGACGGCTCAGACAACGGGCGCGCGTATTGGCGCCGTCCTTGATCGCTCTGAGGTTGGTTGGCCGGCGGCAGACAGATCGATTGATACTGGCGTGCAGACACTCCAAGCCGATGTTGTTGAGCAGGGCCGCGAGGTGCTCGAGTATCTCCAGCTCGTCGCCGCTTCCGAGCCTGGACTGCTCTTTATGACGAAGGCGAATAAGGTCGAGTTCAAGGATCGCAATGCGGGAGCACTCGCCCCTGGCACCGTCGTATTCTCCGACGCTGGCACCGCCATCCCGTACACCGATATTGAGATCTCGTACGGAACCGAACTCCTCTATAACCGTGTCGGCATTACGCCAATTGGACTCGAGACACAACTCGCATCGAACTCTACGAGTCAGACGACGTATGGCGTGCAGAGCCTAGAGATCAACGGACTACTCTTGCCGCTCGGCTCGCAAGGCACTGCGGACGCGCTTGCGCTTGCCGGGTATTTTGCGAAGAAGTATGGCGAACCAGACTTGCGATTCAACACGATCGCAGTCGAACTCGCCGCCCTCACCGCAGCGCAGCAAACATCATTGCTCGCGCTCGAGCTTGCCGACATCGTGACGATCGAATTCCAGCCAAGCAAGGTCGGCACGCGCGTGTCACGTGCCGTGCAGATCATCGGCATCCGTCATCAGATCCGACCAAAGCAGCATACCGTCGAGTTCACGCTTGCGTCTACGGATACCGTCGCATTCGTCTTCGGATCCACCTCCGTTCCGACCGCCAACCCTGTCAGCCTCTTCGCTGGTGGCAGCGTTGTCGGCTCTCCCTTCGGCCTCTAGTAGAAACGGTAGAATACGCTCATGGCTTGGACTACACCAGGAACCGCAGTCGCCGGCGACGTACTCACCGCCGCATTCTGGAATAGCAATGTTCGCGATAACTTGAATGATCACGAAAGCCGTATCAATGATGTTGGTCTTGTAATTGTTACTCCGACGAGTATCGCTGGTACTGGAGTTACGTCATCTAACGGAAAAGTATCTTTTGCTTCTTCTACCGCAGTTTCTGTAAATGGCGTTTTTACATCTTCTTATGACAATTACATGATTGTCATAAATGCAAGATCGAATTCGAATAACAATACACTAAACATGCGATTCCGTTCTTCAGGTACAGATCTATCATCTGCTCTGCATAATTGGGCATATTTGCGACTTGGAAGTAACGCAACGGCCTACAATATCAACGGAGCTAGTGCAACGGAAATGATGATCGGTAATTTAGATAGCACCGGGCGTACGGGAATTAGTTTTGACGTATTCGGGCCGAATACAACAGAAACGAGAAAGGTGCTAGCCGTCAAAGGAAGTGCATACCAAACAGGTATTGGGAATCTTTTGATAGTAAGTGGAGGAGCAGAATGCGCTTCGAGTACAGCATTTGACGGATTCACTATTTTCCCGAATGCCGGTAGTGATGTGACTGGTTCTCTTCGTGTTTACGGTTATCAAAACTCTTGAGTCATGAGTGACGCTGAGATCGATCGCATTTTTCGGAGCCTTGACCGGATCGAGGCAAGGCTTCTGAAGTTGGAGGAGCGTGAGGCGATGCGTCGCGGGTCGGATATGACAAAGGGACAACTCGTCGCGATTATCGCTACCATTAGTGCCGTGACGGGTGCTGTTACAGCCGTCGTCACACAGATCATCTAACCCCTGAGGAGGGAATGCTATGAAGAATGTTAGTCCGAAGGTTGCTGCTAGTACGCTCGCTGCGGCACTCGTCACGATCATCGTGTGGGGCGCGAGCCTTGCAGGCTTTGAGATTCCCGAGCTCGTCCAGGGCGCTCTCATCACGATCATCATCGCAGTCGCGGGTTATGTTGTCACCGATCCTCGCCGCTCGTGACGCATCGTCAGGCAGCCAAGATCGCGCTTCGTGATTATGCGAAGCGTGCCGGCATCCAGATCCCCAAAGGCTTCAACCTAAGCGACACGTACGGCTCCGCGGCGCGCGAACTCTGTAAGCGTGTGCAGCGTAAGAATCGCATTAAGCAGACCGGCGACCTTACGCCGAAGACGCTCTTGGTGATTGGTAAGGACTTGCCGGGGACGATGCCGGAGCGCGCTACGTGGTGTATGCGTATCGTTGAGGGTCCGCTTGAGACATGGGGCAATAATCGTGGCCCATACGTGGAGGAGATTCAGAAGCTTGGTTCGCAGCTCTCGCCTGGTGCGTGGCCGTGGTGTGCCGCCACCACTTCGTGGGCGTATCGGTGTGCTGGTTGGAAGAGTTGGGCCGCGTTCTGCAAGGGCATGAATGAGGCGTTTGTGCCTGATTGGGTCGCTGCTGCCGAGCAGAAGCGGTATGGCATGAGTATTGTCTCGTGGCGCTCGAGCCGGACGGGTGATGCGATTACGTATCAGTTCGATGAGGATAAGCAGCAGGATCATATTGGGCTGCTTGTGTCGCGTCCGAATCTGGTGACGGGCGCGTGCGTCACGATTGAGGGCAATACGAGCTCGAGCGAGTACGGGTCGCAGGC